AGGGCGCTCTGTTTTGTGTTAATTTGTAAACCTTGTCTACAAATACTGGTTTGTTTTTTAATGCCATATTGATTTAATTTTGATTTAATTTATAATAAAAAAAAGGGAGCTACTTTAATTCACTCCCTTTTGATAATTTACTTCTAGTTTGTAAAGATAAAGAAGTTATTAGCACCTAAAGTACATAAAGCTCTCTCTGATAAGAAGTTTACTTCCATCGCATCTAAATCCGATGTAGCAGCTCCACCAGCTGAACCTGTAATCCAAGTTTTATAACGTCTGTCTTCAGTTTCTGAAGCTCTGTAACGAACGTGTAAGAATGGACGCTTTGCGTTCTTTCCTAATACTTGGTCATATACAGTAGTTGAACCTGCTGGTACTAAAACACCATTAATTGCTCCACCTACGATATCTCCACGCATTGTCGGATCGTTTAGGTATTTCCAGTCTGTCTTGTAGAAATCATAACCTCTACGGAATCCTGTAAATCCTAAGTTCAAAGCCATCTCTTTGTCATTGTCAAAAAGACCATATGAAGTACCACCTGCTCCGTAAGAGTTTTGTGATGCTAACATATCATCAATATCAAATCCAAATTCTCTGTTTAAGAAAATAACATTCTCTTCGATTGAACCTTGCTTATCTAAACGAGAGATAATAGCATCAAAATCTGCTAATGCAGCAGGGTTTCCACCTGACCATACATTTCCTCTGTTTTCAATAACATAAAACATTCCTTCAGAACCTTTGTTACCAACTCCAGTTGCTACACCTTCAACGATTGCACCTGCTCCAGATGCAGCTTCAGCAGGAACTGCTTCAACCATTGCTGTTTCTAGGTAATCTTCAAAACGTAAACGAGTTTCGTGTTCTGATTTCATGTACCACAAGAATCCAGTTGCACCGTTTTCTGTAGTTACTTCAATCCATCCAATTTGAGCCATGTCAGAACCTGATACTGCGTAACGGTCTTTAATGATAATTGGAGAATTTTCAAAGATAGAATCATCAGCTTCTAGCTGTCCTTGCATACCAACAGATCCTTTCTGAAATTCAGAACCATAGATAAATAAAGAACATACAACTCCTGCTGCCATTGTCTGACCTCCAGCTGCATAGTAAGCTACATCAATTGTACCTGCCGCTGTATCAACTGCTGTTACAATAGCTTTGTTGCTATTTGTAGAAGCCGCTGTGCTGTCAGATAACATAATTGTTTGTCCAACACGAATTGCGATAGAACCAGAACCTGGTACTAAAACATCTCCAATTGTTAATGTTGCTGTGTCAGCTGCTGCCGCTGCTCCTGAAGTTACGTTTGTGTACTTCGTGTGTAGTCTTCCTTGCTCTGCCCATTTGATAAGGTCAGAGTTAGAAGGCATTTCAGCGCCTACCATTCTTAAGAATGATGCTACTGTTCTGTTTCCATAACGTTCAAATTCTTTCTCATAAGTATCTGGAAGATACTGATTTAAGAAATCAAAGTTAGTAATATAATTTGTCTGTAATAAGACTTGTTCTGAGCTTGGCTGTAAGTCAAACCCTGGTACTGCATCTACTGCCATTTTTTTAGTTTTTTAAAATTATTTATTTATTTTTACTTCTTATTCTCAAACCTTTTCCACTTCCAGTATCAACCTGTCTTGCTTTAAATCCTGTGTCGCCTATTGATTGTGGAGTACTTCTTATGTTCATGTTAACATTTTTACTTTTTTTAGAAATATCTCCAACACTATCGGCTTTACCTTGCTCATAAAAATATTTTGCAAAGCGGTCAGGATCCATCGCAGCACTAATTGCTTTATGCCAACCTTTAGCATCTTTAATCAATCCATCATCTCCTAGGTATTTACCTATGAAATTATTTAGATCCATTTGTTTTGCCTTCATTTCCTGTGCATCTCCATAAGAATAACCTATCTTTTTATTTCCTATCTCGAACTCAAAACCTTTGAATTCAGAATTAAAAACATCGTTAGTTCGTTTCTCGAAATACTCATTCTTTTTAAGATTAGCTTCTTGAACTGTCTTAGATTCTTGAATATAACTTTTATAAGCATCAAGTTCTTTTTTCATTTCTTCAGAAATAGCTTTCCCACTTGACTCAAGAGGAACACTATATTTTTCTTTAAAATCATTAAGATACTTTTTTGCCTTAGAAAGTTCTCTTTTTTTAGCTATATTTTTCTTTTTAATCTCACCTTCATCATCTAAATCCTCATCATATGAAAATTTATCTTCAATTAAATAATGAATGTCATCATTATCTAAATCAGTTTCTGTTAAAGAATAATACTCTGCTAACACTTGGTCTTCGTTTAAATTATCGTAATCCCTATTAGCTTTTACGAAGTCATTAAATCCACGACCAGTTTCTTTTTTAAAATTTAAATATTTAGAAACATCTTCTGGTAATTCTTCGTTCATCTCTTTTTGAGTAAACAAATCATCTACAGATGATATATTCTTATTATATCTATTGTTAATATATGAAAGAACGTCTTCGTCCTTTATAGTTGGACCAACTTCAGCCTCTTCAGCTTGTGACACTTCTTCAACAGGTTTTTTATCTACTGACTTTTCAGCATTTAATTGTTGCTCATGTTTTTCTAAAAGTTGACTCTCTACTTCTTGAACCGATTTTGATTCTAAAGGATTTACTTCAGATACTTTAATTTCCATTTGATTTGATTTTTTACAAAGTTATATATATAATTTAAATTTAATTCTAATAAATCACCTTGGCTCGAATTGAGCTAGGTCAAATCCATCTAAACTATCTTCAGAAGATTCAAAAGTAACAGGCGGTAAGTTATTTTTCCTTTGCTCTATTAGTTTTGATTGCTCTGTATTAGCTTGAGTTATTCTTTCTGACTTGGCTTTTTCGCGTTGTGTTTCTCTAGTTTTTAAACCTTCAACCTCAACACCTTTTAATTTCATGTTAAGATTAAACTCTAAGTTCATTAACTCAGCTTTTATTGCTGCCTCACCTTGCATTCTTTTAACAGAGAATTGAGCTTTAGCTTCTTCTATTTGCATAGTAGCTTGAGTCTCCATCTGTATTTTCTGCATTGCAGTTTGCGCGGCCATTTGTTGAGACTGCATATTTATCTGTCCCTGTTGTTCAGCTGCTGCTGATTTTTGTTGCTGTTCTAAATCTTGTTTAGCTTTACGTTTAAGCTTTAATACTTGATTAGCTAATTTTATATTTCTTATTTCTCTAATATCAATAGCATCCTCTAAGTTTATAGAATCTCTTTGAAGAGCCATTTGAATATTAGCTTCTAACATTCTTTTTTCTTCTTCGTCTGGAACTATTTCTATAAAGATTCCAAAATCACTTAAGTATAAATCTTTAATCTCCTCTATTAGACCAACATTAAATTTACCTATTTGATTTACAAATTCTTCTTTAAAGTCAGAATACTGAAGCATATCTGCAATTCTACTAGACAATGCTGTACATAGTCTTTGTGACATATGAAGACTCGCATCTAATATATGTCTTGTTGCAGTGTTACTGCTTAAAGCTGCTAACTTTTGTAATCCAACTAATGCATAAGAATCTGGAGTAGCCCCATCTCTGGCCTCATTTAAACCAGTTACATCTCTAAGCATTGCTAAGTAGTGATTGTAACTACCTATAAGACTTTGAATTTTTGCTTGACCAGAATTACTATTTAATTGTTGAATAGGAATTTTAGCTTGGTTGTAGTCTCCATCTTGAGTGTAACTTCTACCAATAACACTACCCGTTTGAAAAAACATTCTTAATGCATCTTCAGGGTTATATGCTTGACCTGTTCCAAGATCTACTTCACTTAATCCATCAGCATCAATATATACACCATCTGGTACGACTCTAGATATTACTTGCTGCAACTTTAAATGTGTAATCTGTATTAAATCAGCGAAGGTTATCATTCTTCTAACCAAAGACTCTAAAGCTCCTTTATACATTCTTGGAGCAGAAGCTACAAACTCTGGATATACTTCTTGAGATGCTGATTGTGGTCTAGCCATGTTTTCTGACATTTCCCATTTAAGCAAAATGTTAGTACCCATAACCATAACACCCTCATACCAAACATCAATAGTTTTAGAAATTTTTTCAAAGTTCCCTTCATCCATCATTTCTTCTGTAGGATTAAAAGTATCATCTTTTTCAATTACTCTTTCAGCTCCTGCTGCATTCACTTTCTTTTTGTAGGTAAATGTTTTAGTGGTCTTATAATTAAAAAACAAAACAGTACAACTGTCTTTGCTAAATAAACTATTGTTGTAATACTGAGCTGTATTATTATAATCATACCAGCTTTGTGAATAATTAGATATTTCTTCCATATCAGCCCTAGTTAAGCTAGGATCAATCTTCATCAACTCAATAATTGGTAATGTTTTAATTTCACCCCAGTAGAAACAATCTTGAAAATTAGGGTCTTCAGTATAACTGTAAACTACACTAGCAGGGTCAACATACTCTACTTTTATTCCAGCTCCAGGCTGAAAACTATTTTTACATACTTGTATTCCTAAAACAGTTTGATCGTAATATAATCTTTTTTGTATTTCATTATATCTATTTTCTGCCAATACAGTATTAACAGCTTCTTCTTCAGCTATTTCTATTGAAGGCTTATATTTCATTTGCATATGAAGCGCCAGTTCTTCTGAAGTATTTGGAACTTCTTCTTCAGACATAGCAAAAGTGTTTACACCAAACTGCTCTTGAACCTGCTTCATCATGTCCTTAGCAAGCATATCTTTTTCTAGATTTACTTGATACTTACTTCTTTTATCCAAAGACATTCCGTCTTGAGCATAAGCATTTACAGTAAATATTCTGTCTGCCATTCCATTTACTACAATATCAACAAACTTAGGAATAATAGGGACGGGTGTCCAGTCTAAGTTAAGATAACTTAAATCTCCATCTACAGCTAATTCATTCTTGTACTTCTGAATAGACTGTTCTCCTCTAGCATAAAGTCTTAATCTATGGAAATCAGCCCATTGATTATAGAACCTACTTTGACCACCATCCTTTCTAAACCATTCGTATTGAATAGCTTGACCTATTTGTAATCCAAATTCAAAAGATTTTTTTTCTGCGTCAGAAACAAATTGACTAGGGAATCCTGTAGGATTAATATTTACTTTTACGTCCTTCATTTATCTTAAAATTTGGCTGTAACTTCCATTATTATCATATTTAGCAAAGTTAAGTTTTATTTTTGATTTCTTTTTTAAAGGTTGATATAGTGTTTTTTGACAAGCCATTATAGCTAATCCAGAACTAATTGAAGCATCAAACTTAGTTCTATTGTTTATATTGAATCTAGCCCAGTCTTCTAGAGTCCTTGTGAAATACATAGAGCCTATTGCATCAGGATCTCTGTAAGTTCCTTGCATATCAAATCCTACATTTTTTTCTATGTAAGACTCTATTGCTGCTGCGTGAGCCTGCTTTATGTCTTCAGAACTGTTGGGCATTCCACCTAATTCTTTTTCTGTTACAGATAGTTTATTATACGGTTTATCGGGTCTATTAATACTATAATTTCTATACCCTCTATTTTTAAAATGATATAACAATCTAGGTTTGTTATTTTCTATAAGTATGGGCATTCCATAAAAAACACAAGCCATTAATACATCTTCAAAAAACATTTCTGCTGTTTGAGGTCTAGCCACATATTCTAGAAAAAACTCGTTAATAGGCCCCTCATCCATATGAAACTTTGTTAGCCCATGTAATGCTCCATTAGAAGCACCACCACCAACAGTACCAGATATATCATAACTATCACAACCAAAAGCCCCCATGTGTTCATTGCCAGGAAGTTTTAGTCCGTTTCTTGTATTGTAATTATTCTGTAGTTGTTTGTTTGGAGTCCAAGATATTAAAAACCTTCCTTTTTGATTAGGGCTAAATATAACCTGAGTGTCTTTTACACCATCTTTCCATGAAAAAGAACCTCTTGTTAAAAACCTGTCTTTTATTAAAGAATCATTGTAATCTATTTGCTGATATATCTTAGTTAAATTAAATAATGATTGCTTGCTCTCATCTCTAAACGCATGAGATTCAGTTCTTGGAAACTGTCTATAAAATTCGTTTAATGCATCAGGGTCATCCTTTAAACTATCCACTTCAGCTTCCCAGTAATCAACAGCGCCTTGTTTTATGTATTCTCCATCTATACCCATTATTGGATTTTTTGGAGTTCTAAATACAGGCATTCCGTATCTATCTATAAAACCTTCCATGTTATATTCCATTGGAATAAACAAACTATACAAACCACTCTTAGTTTGTCCATTACGGTTTCTGTTATTGACTTTAGAATCAAAATATAATTTCTTACCATTATCTCCACCTTTTTCTAATGCATTAGCAGTAGAACCCATCATACATTTTCCAATAACTTTACTACCTAAACGCAAACACGTTTTTGTAACCCTCCAGTTATTTAAAATATTATTTGGCTTCTCCCATTTTTTAGATTCATCATGAATCAACAGTTTTAATTTTTCTCCATCATAACTGTTATCTCCTGTATTTCTCCAGTCAATAGATGTATCTAATCCTTCAACAACTGATTCATCTTCTTGATACATATTCTTTTTAGTAATCTTAGAAGCAGGAACTCTAAACGCTAGTTCTGTCTTAGGCTTATCCATACCGTCTTGTACGGGTTTAAAAAAGAAAGGGTAATTGTTTACAATTGGAACAACCTTATCTGTAAACATTTTTTTAGCATCAGCTCCTGTCTTAGACAAAATACCTATCCTAGCATCTTTACTTATTGTTCCTATGTTACTAGCCTCTTCACTAGCCATATAAGAAAATCCTGAACGCCTTATCTTTAAATAGTCTTGACCAAAACTTCGTTTATCTGCTTTGCAAGCTTCCCAGTGTAAATAAAATACTCTGTTAGCATCTCTGTATTCTGGAAGCCCAACATCTATTTTAGTCCATTGAATATACATATAATGAGATCCTGTAATATATGTAGGAACACCATTATTCATGAACCAAAATCCATCTTCTCTTCTGTCGAATTCCTGTTCAATGTAATCTACCCATTCATTCTTAAAAGATAATGATGTGTTATGCCATTGAAATATAGATTTAATTTTATGCAATACTTTAGGGTAGTCAAAAGGTTCCCAGTATTGTTCTTTCTTTTCTTTGCTTCTTGAATGTATTTTTTCAGGAGGCTTTGGCAGTCCTATTTTTAAGCCTTCAATTTCAACTATGTCTTGAATCTGACCAGTCTTTGATATAACTATAAAGTCATACTTTTCATTATAACCATAAACCCAGGCCTTACCTTTGTTTTTAGTGGTTATAACACTTTTAGGAATAAAATTATTTAATTCCTTAATTAAGCTATGTTGCTCTTCCTTCTGCAAATCCTCTTTTTGGTTTTTTTATTTCTTTACTAACTCCCTCAATTTCATTCTTTTCCAATTCTATTCTGCTCAGTATTTCAAAAGCATCAAATATAGCCAGCTTTTTTGTAGCTGCTGCATTCTTTAGCTTGTCTGCCGCTAACTCATCATCTTTCCCGTATTTTATAATATCTTCTCCAGCAACCTTTATTAATTCATTAACTGCTTTTTCACCTGCTTTTATAATCTTTAACTTAATCTTATTTACATCCATATTATATAGCTAAAGTTATTTGATGGTCAAACATTCTATACAGTTTTTCTCCATCTACCATAAACTCATATTCGCTTTCAGGTTTAAAAGAAACCTTGTCTCCATTGTTAACACCCTTACTAACTAGGTATTTGTTTGAGTATTTAACTAGACCCATTAACGGTTCTTCTTCTTCGTGGCTTTTTAGGTAGTAGTCTTCTTTTTTTACAGGCTTAATCATACAATATTTAGAATGTGAATTCCAAGTATTATTATTTTTGTACATAAAAAATTGATCGTTGTCTATAAAAAATAAATCATCTTTAAAAAAACTTTTTCCGCTTTTCTCTCTACCCTTCATATCATTATAATATTTAAAAACATTATGATGAACTAAAAGAGTATCTCCTATTTGAACAGGACCATTATAGTTTATTGGAGTCTCAATGACTATTGCGTATCTGTTGGATGCAGTGTGGTCTTCTTTTGAAGTGCTGGTAATAAAGTCTATGTTACCAATCTTTTTGGTGTTGTCGTATCTCCTATCGTTTTTAGGCTTTACTATAAAATAAAAAGGTGATTTCATTCAAAATATATATTGTACTCAATTGAAACAGGTATAGAGGAATTAAATTCTTTCCAAAGAAATATTTCTCCTTTTTTGTTTTCAATAAAAATAGTTAGTGATTGATTTGATTCATTTTTCTTAATTAAATGAATCATATGAGTACCACCAAATATCATTTGATCTACAATATAATGCATAGCCCCTGACTTATAATCAGCACCTATTGATATTTTTCTTATTTGTTCCATTTAATTTAATTTACAACAAATATAAGCAAAAAAAAATACCCCTGAATCAACAGAGGTACTTTGTTAGAAGCAAGCAGCATACCATTCCTTGGACTATCCAAGGAGCGAACCAAGCCTTAGACTAGCTAAGGACCAAACCACTGCTTGCACTTATGTTAACTTACTGCTTGTATTACAATCCAATTTGAACCATCAGACCAAAATTGCGCTCCGTTGTAAGGTTTGTTTACATTATAAAAACTAGCACCGTTTACAGTTTCTGTTCCAGGCCCTAATACATGTATTTTATCACTTGCATTTAGAGTTCCATCTGTTACAAGTCTTATTATTCTATAAGGAGTACTTGTTGCTGATGGTAGTATTAATTCGTAAGTTCCATTACTACCTGTCCAAGTGGCGTATATTGTGTTTTTGCTTGAAGAGTAAGAGGAAGAACCTCCTGAACTAGCGGTTACTAAAAAAGGATTAGAAGTATCTACAGTTGTTTGATTTTGAACAAACTTAGCAATATCAGCGAGCGTAAATACTTTTGTTTGTAAAGAAGGGTTAGTAGTTACACCATCTGTACCAATTAAATAATCTTTAGCATTAACATCTGTTTTTACAGGATATGATGAAATGTTACTAATCTTTGCCATTTTACTTTTGTTTTAATTCTTTTAACAAAGATACATATTATTCTTTTCTATTTTTTAAATGTATTCATCACCTTCTCTATTCCTCTTGAACCAAAGTAAAATATAGTCATTGTACCAAACAACGACTGTATTACAGGAACGTATGCCTTGTCTATTGTAAACTCACCTAGGTTTCCATCAAAGAACACGCAGGCTAAAAACATTACAAACATACAGCCCGTCATTACAGGTCTGATTAACCTTGTTACGGCATGCTCGTTATCCATGGAAAGTCTTTTGGTAACCTCAACCATTTCAATCATGTCGTTCTCCATTTCCTGTAGGAGAATACTCTTGTCTGGCTCACTAAGGTTCTTGTCGCCTCGTATAGCTGTCCCTAATGAGTTTAATTGCTTTATCCCTGTTATGTTACCAGCTAGGTCTAAAAGTTCAGGAGAAACGCTCTTACCCTGTTTAACTAGCCAACGAAGTGCATTCCCTACGTTAGTTCCCTTACCGCCATTTTTTCTTTTATTGTCTTCCATGTTAGTATGTCCACATTACTGATTGAGCCTTATCAAAGTCTATGTCTACGTGAATAAACGTACTTCCTACTCCTATTCTTTGAAATCCTGTCTCCTGTAATAAGAATATTAGGTTATACCTGTCCGTAAAGTTTGTGCATGATAGATCTGCTGCCAGTCCATACATATGGCTTGAACCCTTAGACGTCTCTGTCTTTGGCTTACCGCCAACTTTAGCGTTATGCTCTTCTGTTCGATATCCGCTGTTTATTTTTATAGGACTCCCTAACTTATGCCTAACCTCGTCTAGCATTTCAAGTAAGGTTTCACTCATTAACGAGCCGCTACCAGGTTTATCTGGGGAGTCAAACTCTGATGTTGTAAAATATTTCATTACTCTTTTTTATTAAAGTTATTTTTTAACATTGTAATTATTTTTACTACAGTATACACAATAGATGCTAATAATAATATTACTTTTAAAAATTCATTTAAGGCAGTGAAACTTGAAAAAAGTGCAAGCGCATTTATTCCATATATTTTTAATTCTTCTATATTCATAATTGCCTTAAAGGTTTTCATGTTATTATTTATTTATTCTTCGGTTGGCGGCACTTCCGCATTTCTTGGGTATCCATAAAAACTATGTGCAGCTTCTACTGGGTATACCATAAAAGCGCCAAAGTCTAAATCTAAACTGCTCATTACATCGATAGCATAACCATCATAGTAAACTGCTGGAGTAATTATATTACCATCTGCATCATAAGTAGCGGGTATCTTTACAACCTTACCGATATAAACAACCGCTGCCG